ACGGCATAGCTAACGGAACATAACACAACAACAAAGGAGGCAGTAATGCCAAGATTTCATAATATTAACGGACAATCAGTTCAGTTCACAGCAGCAGAAGAAACTGCCCGTGATGCAGAAGAACAGACATGGGCTGACGGTGCAGACACACGTGCTGCTGTACAGGTCCGTGAAGAACGTGATGCACTACTGGCTGCTACAGACTGGATGGGCAACAGTGATGTAACCATGTCAGACGCATGGACTACTTATCGTACAGCACTACGCAATGTGCCAGCACAGGGTGGATTCCCTAACAGTATTACGTGGCCTACCAAGCCTAGCTAAAGGATAGATTATGACTAAAGCAAGAGATACAGCTAACATTGTAGGCGGTGGGTTTTCTGGCACTATTGCTGGTGCCACAATGGAACCTACGGGTGACACTGCTGCAGGAGACAATGCTGCAATAGGCTTTACTGCTGCTGAAGGTCTAATCTTAACAGGGCAAGGTAGTACAGGTGACGTTACTATTAAGAATGATGCTGATGCATTAGTAGCACATGTACCTACAGGTACTACAGGTGTTACCTTTGCTGGAACACCAACTTTCCCAGATGGTAGCATTGCTGTAGCTGACTTAGACATTGATGGTGGTACTGATATTAATGCTGCTCTTGTAGATGCTGATCTTATGATTGTAGACGATGGGGCTGGGGGTACAAACCGCAAGGCTACAATGGCTAGGTTAGCTACTTATATGGGAACTAAGATTGGTGGTGGACTAGAGTTTATATCTTCTACTGATATAAGTAACGCAGCAACTGCTAGTTTTACTGGTTTTGATTCAAGTAAATATGACAGTTACGTATTTACACTAGGTAATATTTTACCACAAACTGACGATCAATTATTTCAGGGTTTGTTGAGTGTTGATGATGGCTCTAATTATTTAAGTGCTTCAGACAGTTATGTAAAAGGCGATGATGCAGCTTCAGGCGCTGGGGATGCAGCATTTATATCTTTAGCATATAGAGGAATTGGCAATGCCACCAATGAAGGCTTTAGTGGTGAATACTCTCTTATATGCCCTCATTTAAACACAACTACGTATCTTACTGGATTTGGTCTTTATACGAGAGCCGATGGAGAAGTTGAGGGACATATTGGCGGAGCCTATGCATTAGGAAAAACAAAAGTTGCGACGATAGTAGATGGGATTCAATTTAAGTTTGCTAGTGGCAACATAGTAAGTGGCACAATTACCATGTACGGCAGAGTAAACTCATAAGGAAAAACAATGGCAGGTTATATAGGCTCAGTACCCGTACCCCAAGCAACAGAAACTAGGGACGTTTACACAGCTACATCAAATCAAACTACATTCACTACAGGGGGTTACACTCCTAACTTTGTATCCGTGTATCTTAACGGGGTACACTTAGCTAGGGCTGACTACACTGCTACTAATGGGTCTGACGTAGTACTAGCTGTAGGTGCAGCAGCAGATGACACTGTAGAGATTGTTTCGTTTGGTACATTTGATGTATCAGCACAGACATTCACAGGGGATGTTACTGCATCAGGTGGTACGTTCTTACCTACAGGTGACACAGCAGCAGGTGATGATGCAGCCGTAGGGTATACTGCAGCAGAGGGCTTGATCCTTACTGGTCAGGGTACAACCAATGATGTTACAATTAAGAATGACGCAGATGCAGACGTAATAGAGATACCTACAGGTACAGTTAATGTTACAATGGCTGGTACTTTAGATGTTGTAGGAGATATAACAGGTTCTACTTTAAATGCAGATGGTGACACAGCAGCAGGTGATAACGCAGCAGTAGGCTACACTGCAGCAGAGGGTCTTATTCTTACAGGACAGGGTAGCACTAACGATGTAACCATCAAGAATGATGCTGATGCTGACGTTCTTGAAATACCTACAGGCACTACAAATGTAGCTGTCGTAGGTAGCATAACATCTGGCGGTGCAGCCGTTAAAGTAGCAGGTAAAGAAAGCATTTATGTTCCCGCAGCGGCTATGTATCCATCAACAACAAACCCGTGTTCTGATTTAACTCAGGTTGAAACAACAGCATTGCGCCCTGATTTAAAAGTGTTGGACTTTGCAGCGGCGGCGGATGACTTTGCTCAGTTTACTGTAGCGTTTCCCAAGTCTTGGAACGAAGGGACAGTAACATTTCAACCTTTCTGGACTGTGACAGGAACAAATACAGGTACGGTTGCGTGGCAGTTAGGTGGTATTGCTGTATCAAATGATGACTCAATTAACACAGCCTTTGGTACACTTGTAGCAACTACTGCTTTGGCACACTCTGGTACATCTAATGATTTAATGGTGTCAGTTGAGAGTGGGGCAGTAACAATCGCTGGTAGTCCAGCAGCAAACGATATGTGTTTCTTCCAGATCAATCGTGACGTTTCAGCAGACAATCAAAGTGGAGATGCTCGTTTGTTGGGCATTAAGTTATTCTACACTACTGATGCAGCGAATGACGCATAGAGGTTATAATTAATGAGTAGCTTTGGATATAATGTTTTAGGTTTTGGTTCTTCTGCTACTGTTGGGTCAGGTAGTTATGGAAGCTCTGCCGTAGAAATAGGAACTATTCCCAACACTGCAAGTGGCGTTTACTATGTTCTGGCCGTAAGTCCTAATTTTTCAGAGTCAAATGTAGTTTATGCTTTAAGAAGTACAGGAGCGGTCAACGGCTCTTTTGATATTTTAAAAAGTACTGATGCATCAGAAAATTGGACTACACAAATAAGTGGTCAAGCTGGAAACGGGTCATCTTACGGCTTTGATATTCTTGCTATTTCAGATTCTGTTGTTGTAGTGCAGCATAGGGCTGATTTGTTTAGAAGTACAAATTCAGGTGCTAGTCTTACTCATGTATCAAATTTGTCCGGCGGTGGTCAAAACAATTGGGGTTATTTAGCTTGGGACGGAACTTACGGTATGGTACCCGGCTATGCAGGCCATTTTAGTACGGACAACAGTTTCCAATCTGTTACTTCTAGAAGTTCAGCCAACTATCTAATGGCGGCTGTTCCACTAACCTCAAACGGCGGTAATGTTTTTCTTAAAACTGGGTATGGGAGTAGTGGTTCTCCCAAGACTATCAATACTACAAACAATCAGGCTGGTACTCTAACTAATATACAAACTACACCTACTAATGAAATCACCTGTGCCTCTGATCCGCATACAAGTAATGTTTATTTTGCAAAATGTAGTAAAACTACCAATGATTTTTTCTATGCTACTTACTCTAGCGTAACTATGACAGCAATGAACTCTGGTGGGTCGGGGACCGCAGCCGGAAACAACGGGACCATGGACGTTACAAACAACGGCACAATGGTTTACTTAATGAGTGATGGCCTTTATTATTACAATATAGGTGGAACACATACTAGGTTTTCTACTGAAACTACCGTAAACTCTGTACAAAGCCTAGACACCGATGCCAACTCAATTCAGTTTGTTCTACAAAACGGTAAAGTGTATGGAATTGATTTGCCAACAACTTAAAGGATAATAGGTCATGAAGATAGCAAAAATGAAAGAAGGCGAACTGATATCTGTCGGTACTCCCAGAGAACTGTACCCCAATACCAAGCACCCTTTAGCTGGGCCAACTGATGATTGGCTTTTAAATGCTTCATGCGTTAGAACGGTAGATTATATAGACTTTGATATTAGTACCCACAGAATTGAAGAGGTTACTCCGTACATTTCTGATGGCACAGTCTACACTTGCCGCATAGTTGCTATGACCTCTGACGAAATAGCTGCTATAGCGGCTGAAGTTATTGTTGCAACAAAGCTAAGAAACCGTGCTGAACGTGATAGACGTCTAGCTGCATGTGATTGGGTTGTAACAAAAGCACTAGAAGCTGGTGGTTCTGTACCTAGCGCATGGGTAACTTACCGTACAGCACTGCGTGACATTACAGGACACTCTAACTGGCCTAACTTAGCAAGCCCTGACATGGAAGGCAATGGGGGCGATTGGCCTACGGAGCCTAGCTAATGGATATTAACTGGACAGTAGTAACAATAGTTGGTGCCTTACTAGCCCAAGGTGCTGCTATTGTCTGGGCAGTATCAGGCATGGTGTCAGACATTCAGTATAACAAAAGTGACATATCCGAAATGGAATCTAGCACAGCAAGACTAGCTGATGATATACATGAGAATGACGTAATGATTGCACGTATTGATGCAAACGTAGAAGCAATCAAGGAAGCATTAAATGTGGTTACGACTAACCACGCACAGAAATAATTAAATGATTGACCCCATCACAGCTTTTGCTGCAGCCAATGCAGCTTTCAAAGGGGTCAAGATGCTTGTAGGGGCTGGCAGAGAGATACAAGATGTATCACAGCAACTAGGGGCATGGTACGGTGCAGTAGCTGACATTACTAGGGCTGAGTCTCAACGTAAGAAACCTACATGGTTAGACAAGCAGACCCACGGCAGTGACAACATTGAACAAGAAGCAATGGACATTGTTGTTCGTA